CGCCTCCTAAGCGTCAGATCGGGGTTCGAGTCCCTGTGGGGAGGCCAGTTTAAGTTCTTACAAATCAAGAACTTACGATTTAAACTGGCTAATTTCTTAGTATGTCAACACCATGTCAAATCATGGTTTTTCCGTCTTCTGTGTCAACTTTCGTGTCAACTTTCAGATTCTCTGGCGCGCTGATCCGCTCATCTGTGCAAAAACTTAAACTGGCTGGAAACCCTTGTTCTGCCTGAACATTCCTGTCTGCCAAACTCAGCCTCCCCGCACTGCTTTGCACTTTTCCGCACTTTGCGCGGATCGCTTTTCAGCCCTGAAGCCCCAGTAGTGGCGCGGCTTTTGTCTCATCTGCGCACGCAATAAATCTGCACAAATTTGCCGAATAAAGCCCGCAGGTGTGGTGAGGAGGAGTGGTTTTTTCTCCTCGGAGAATTTTTCCGCGTGGTTACTGGGCTTGCAGGGTTCCACCAGTTGCAAACTGTTCTCAGACCACACAGGCTGTGGCCTGCTGGCTGTTCATCAGTGTTTTTTGTTGCTGTGAATGGACAATAAAAAAGCCCGCGGGTCATTGGCTGACCGGCGGGCTGGTGTGCGGATAGGTTTCTGGCTTACAGCGTGATGCCGTCCAGGGTGGTTTTCAGGCTGTCTACACTGGCTTTCACAGTAGCGAATGCAGCGGCATTAATCGGCACTGATGATGCGTTTCCCGCTGCCGTACAAGTGACGGTCAGCAGGCTGATCTGCTGCATTGCTGTGGATACCTGGGTAAGGGTGTCGCTGATGAGTTTCAGCAGGTTTGTGCCGTCCGGTCCTACATGAACCTTGGCCGCTTGTGCAGTGAAATTCCCCGTTGCCTGGTGCGTGATGTTTCCCCCTGCTTCAGCAGTAACATCAGCGCCAGCGTTTACGCTGATATTGGTTACCGCAGCCTGGCGCAATTCAGCTCCGGCGTTCTGGGTGATATTGGCACCAGCCACCTGGTTAATGTTGCCTGCTGTCAGAATATTTACCACGGTTTCTGCCAGAGTATGAATGGCGGCAGCTTCCGTGCGTTTGGTACCCGTAATATCTTCAGTGCTGTGCCCCAGAACCCTGCTGATTTCGGTTCCGATAGTACGCGCCAGTTGCTGGGTGTTCTGCTGGTATGTGTGGCATTCATCAACAATGGTTTGATCCGTCAGCCGCTGCCAGTTGCCGGAAGCATCAACCGACTGCCGGACGCTTTCAGATTGCTGCCAGATCATATCCCCGGCTTTCATGTGTGGCAGTGCCTGACGTTCTCCCAGGATACTGCGCACAAATGGTCTTTCAGGTGATCCGTTCAGCCAGGCCAGTTCAACAATGCTACCCGGTACCGGTAACGCAAAAAAGCCGCGCTCATTCCCCCCGCCGATAATGGCGACCGGTACCGCATCCAGATAAATGCCGGTTTCCTGATAACTACTGGTCAGCAGCTGAACATCCACCGCCAAGCGCGGCCGGAAATTATCATTAATGCCGCCATCTTGCGGTGCATCAGATACCGCTTTAACTTCACCCATCACCGGCAGATGGTAGCCTGCTGCCAGTTCCGGAAATTCACGCACTATCTGGCGTCGAAAATCATCACTCATGCAATTGCCCTGATGTAACTGCTGTTTAATGTCGGCCGCCACTGCAGGCGCATTTTATCGTCAGCTATATCAATGCTGTGCAGCACCTGAGTGCTGCCCTCGCCGATCTGAATACTTGCTCCTGGGCGCAATATTGGCAGCATTGGAATGGTGCCACCGGTTGCGGTTAACCCTGAGAAAATGGCCGGGTCCAGTGTAATGACCTTACTGCCCTGCAGGCTCAATGAACGCTCGCCAATAAAAACACGCCCGTCAGGTTGCTGACTCCAGATTCCTGATGTTACCTGCCACACCCTCAGAATATTATCCAAGGCGCCGTAACCACCACCGATATGCTGGAAGCGTGGCATCTGTTGCTTTGTCCACGACTGATCCGGCAACACGAACGTCAGCCCGGTCTGACTGCTTATTTCAGCCAGCACATCAGACGGCAAGCAGTGGCGTAAATTAATGGGAACACGCCGGTTAGCCAGCGCTGATAATTCACGAACGGCTAATTGCCAGGCGCCGGTATTAATCTGTGACACACGCTCAATATATCCCCACAGTATTGGCCGCCAGCCGGAATCATTCAGAACAGATTCCAGTTCTACCCCCTGACCTACGACGGGCACTGTGTCCGTTTTTACCGTAATAATTCCCCGGCCTGGCGTGGTGACTTCCAGCCTGATCTGGTGATTTATCCGTTCTGCTGTTTCGCCGTTGATTTTTATCCGGTGATCAATACGCATCAGGAATCAAACCCGCTTAAAATATTTTCAACTTTCTGCAGGGTTTTATACACAAAGCCATCAGTATCAATCGAAGCGGAATCAGAGTCTGAACTGTCGGTTACCTCTTCGCCGGTAACACTATCGGTTAGAACGGCGTCAGCACCTGCTTTGCGTATCACTTCCGCCCGCTCTGCCGTACTCAGATATTCTTTAAAAGAAAACGTCACTGCCCAGGCCAACAGATCAGGAATTTTCCGCGCGTCTAAATCACCGTCAAAAATAACATTGGTTATGTCTGCAGCGTCTGCTGTGTCGTCAACGATGGTATACACCGCCCGACTTCCGTCGCTTTCCAGCGCTTCAGCTAATTTAATCAGCGACGTTAAGTTACTGGCATCATCAAATCCTATCCGGCCCGTGACACTTATCTGCTTTGCTTTTGTACCGGTATTCAGCTGCGTGGTTGCACTGCTGTTACCGCTGGCGTCCTGATTCTTAATTGGCAGTTTTAACGACGTAGCAAGGTCTTTCAGCTTTATTTCCGTAGTTGTTCCATCACGTTCAAGAATCATAATCCGACCTCTGCTTTTAACGGTGCCAAAGCATCAGCACTGCCTAAGTAAGCAAATAAAACACACAACGGTGCTTGTGGTGATGGCGCACTGACAGATTCAAGCTGCGCCGGAATATCACCCGTCAAATACAATGCCCAGTCAATGGAACCGCCATAGGCCGCCATAGCTGCAGCCTTTTCCTGGTGGCGCTCTGCACGGGCTGAAATAAAATCCTGAAGAACAGCAACCGGGTCAGTATCGTCTGCCACGGCCTCGCTCACAGACACAACCTGTTCAGCGTCCGTCAGCTGCGAACCGGGTCCAGTCATTTGACCCACACTTTCAGCCGCCAGATTATCAGCGTCCTGATTGATAAATACTTTATCGTTATCATGTGTTGTCAGTGCTTCAGCATGGCGTAATGCCTGCTCAATAAGAACAGACGGCAAAGCAGTATTAAGAGACTGAAGACTGGTTGTTAGCTGAGTGGCGTTATCTGCTGGCACCAGAAAAGCCAGCACAGCGTCATAATCTGCAGCATGGTCTGACAAAATGCTCTGCGCTGTTTCCGGCGTCAGTGTTGACGCCATCGACAATGCCGACCGGTCAGGTTCTCCAGCATTCCATGGAGTAATACAGACCATGGCCAGCTTCTGGCGATAAGCATCCAGTTCTGACCTGGTACTGGTATCTGCACTGCCCTGCAAGCTGCCTAACTCTGCAATATTGTCAGGCAGAACAGCAGCAGTCAGCGCACTTCTCTGACTGGGTAAAATCCCCGTATCATACGCCCAGACAGGCGACGTTCTAACAACTGACTGCCACATAACACACCACCATCAATCAGATGTAATCCGGCATATCCGGCCATTCAATGTCAGACAGATAACCGTCCTGGTCACTGATGCTTACCAACTCAGAACGCAGGGTTGTCAGCTCTGCCTGCTGATCTTCCGTCAGCTGCGCCCACAGAATATTATTGGTCGCCACTGCGTCAATTCTTACGATATATTCAGCGGCCTGGTCTTCTGCTTCTGCTATCAATTCCGCTTCTGTTTTTTCCGGCTCCACATATTCGGCAATTTCGCCACAATTCCCGGCCATAATAGCTTCGTAAATTACGCGCCCCTGAAGCTCTACATCATCGGCTGTTGCGGTGTAAGGAATCCATCCGAATTCATTGTGATATACCTCACAATTAATATTTCCTTGTTTATTGTAGTTTGGTTTTCTAACTGATTTCATTACTCAGACCTCATTCTAAGAAATTCGTAACCAAAGAGTCGTCGCGCCTTCATGTCGAGAAGTTGAAGATGCATTTGTCATCCCCATGCATCGCCAGGTTCCGGAAAGTATTGTTTCTGGGCCTTCAATTGATCCATAAACATTAGCGGTTTTTAAATAAGCACCTGAAACCATATCAGCAAAAACTGTTTCGCCTCCGCTCGTTCTTTGCGCTAATGCAAGAGTCCCCACGGCTCCCGCAATACTGGTACTGATAGCCAATCTAACTACAGCATTGCTGATTGCTGTAATGGTTGAGGCGGAATGTGTATGGCTGTCATTGGCTACAGAACATGAAAGCGTTCTGTTCTGGGAACCATCAAACGTTACACTGCCGCTGACATCGCCAGACAGAGTAATACTGCGGGCGGTTTGCAGCTTTGTAGCAGTCGCCGCATTGCCGCTGGTATTTTGATTTCCCTGCTGATTAACACCCGGCAAATTAATATTTTCTGAGCCATCAAAAGCCACGCCGCCAATATTTCGTGCTGTCGCCAACCGAGTTGCGGTTCCAGCATTGCCGCTGGTATTTTGATTTCCCTGCTGATTAACACCCGGCAAATTAATATTTTCAGTACCGTTAAATTCCACACCGCCAATAGTGCGCGCTGTTTGCAAACGTGTTGCGCTGGTTGCATTACCGCTTAATGTTGCAGTAATGGTTCCCGCGCTGAAGTTTCCGGAATCATCACGCTTAACAATTTTCCCGGCGGCATTGGTGCTTTTTGCTGCGGCTCCCAGCGTTGACGGAGTAACGGCCTTTTCTTCGTCTTCGTAAGCCAATACTTCTACTGCACTGGCAAGCAGCATTAACCCCCGGCTGTTTTCTGTTGCCATAGAAAGCCGGGAAAGACTGTCAACAATCACACCACGGTGATCAACAATAGATGATGTCGAATTGATCACGGCCACTTTAATAACCGTATGCGACATATCACCATCAAGGTAATCAGTCAGTTCTGTACCGTCATTCAGAATAATGTCACAGATATTTTCAACACCGGCCATCGTTCGCTGTTGGTACACATCCAGCCAAACAGTCTGTGGCAGTGTTCCCGTGGTCAGCGTGTAATCAGCGGCAAGTGTGGTATTTAAACCACCAATCACAGAGGAACCCGCTGTTACTTGATAAGCACCTCCGGAATAAACGACTTTAAACGCATCCCCTTCAAAGGTCGCATCACCAAAAACCGCTTTCATTGCATTGCGCTGAATAGCATCCATAGACCGAAGTCGCGCGGTGTAGTCAATCTGCCAGCTTTCAGCGTCAATGGTAATGCCCGTAACATCCGCTGCACCAGTAAATTCAATGGCAAAGTTTTTCGTCAGGACATTACCAATATCATCACCAGAGGTCGCACGCTTTTCCTGTTCTGGCAAATAGGCGACAGCAATCAGGGTTTCATCTTCTGATGAATACAGGCCCATCCAGTTAAACGTCCAGGTACCCAAAGATGAAGGTATGGTAACGGAATAAACCACCGTATCATCGTTGACATTAGATGCACTGGTTACCGGCAAAGTATCCAGCAACTCCGGCAGCTCTTGCGTTCTGTCTGGCGTCTCGGTGTAATCCAGACCATCAACATAGGCAAACACCACCGAATCAATATTCAGCGCTTCTGCCGCCTGAATTTTATCCCTGATCAGGGTTTCCCCTGCTGTTGTAATAACGGCCATTGTTACAGCTCCAGTTTTGCAACCAGCGTATCTGCAAAGTGTTCAACACTGGCAGACAGCATATTCAAATCTATTTGTGCCACGGTGGTGTATTCATAGCGGCGGCAGGTACGACCATATTTTTCTACGATAATTTTTAGCAGCTCAGGCTTTTCTGAAATAACGCTTTCAGTGACATTAATCTGAACAATGTCCCAGTCGTCACTATCCTGCCGTTCCTCAATTTCGATATACCCAAGTTCCAGCCGCTCCCATATTCTTTTTAATCCTGCCTTGGTGCCTGCATCCTTGGCATTTGCGAATGCTGTCCTGACACGTTTCCGATACAGGCTCTCAGGTTCACCGCTGTAACGCTGTACATCACGTTCATAAGCCAGCATATCCACCATAAACAGCGGGGCCGTTTCCGGGTTCAGTGCTTTGAGCGGCCATGACAGCCATTCCTGGCACTGCTGCCACCAGGTATCCAGAAAGCTGGCGAATCCCTTAGCATCCGCTTTTTCACTGGTGCCCTTCTGCCAGAAAATCAGACTGATTTTGTCCATTAGGCGGCATCCTCCTCAATGGATACCGTGAGGGTTGAAAGGCGTGGAATATCAGCCTCGCTCACAATATCGCTAATATCGAATGAAACCGACGTTAACACCGGAATCAGTGCCATAATTTCAGCCGCCAGATTCACCATAGAAAATCGTTTGTAATACCAGGTCTTTGTCACCTCATAAGCAGAATTCTGCCGGAATGCACAACGTATGATTTGCTCTGCCTTTTCAGTTGCTGCCGTCATATCGTCTTCACTGGTTCCGGCGGCGGCGTAAAGCGTTGTCACAATATCGTTTTCCGTTTCCGGAAATGTCTTAACCAATAAGTCATCACCCAACCCGTGATAACCCTCATCCGTGATATAAGCGTTTACTGTGTCGAGATAATCACTACTGGCTACACCGTCATCAAATACCACCAGTGCATCAGCACTGCCTGCACCGCGTGGTGCAGTGTTGTACTCAATATAAATATTGCTGTAATCAATGCCGATCTGTTCCGCAATAATCGACTTATAAACCGCTGTTACATGCCAGTCGGATACAGACGGGAAACGCGCCCTGATACGCTCCCGGTAATCGTCGTCTTTTTCATCATCCGTTCCCGGTGTGGTTATCCAGTCATCCGTATTGGTCACACTGGTAACGCCCGTGATCGGCGTGGCCAGTGATGAAAAATAACCTGCGGCCAGGTTATAAGCTGCACCGGCACTCTCTGCTTCAACCGCAATATCTATACTGGTGTCTGAACTGGAAAAAACACCCTCTTCTGTGGTCACAACCCGATAGACCACACCGTTAATGGCCGCAGTCTTAACCACCGTGTCCACTGGCACCGACAAACTGGAACCGGTGATGTCACGGTCAAATCGAATAACTCCTGTCAGTGCAGTGGCTTCTTTTCGGTCTGTGTTCCGGCTCCACCCGATCAGGTCCAGATAAGTGCCTGTTGCCGTTTTTAAAAACAGATTCGGCATCACGCTGGTAATCACAGATGCAATCAGCTGCTGGAACGGATACACCGCCACCGCCCGCAAAAACTTCCAGAAGGGTGAATAGGTGCTGTTATTGTTGAATGTCAGTCCGGCATCATCAGCCTGGCTCTGAAATTCGGTTTCAATATCATCCTGTGTCAGTGGTATTCCGTCTTCCACTGCTCTGTCATAAAAGTATTGTTGGGTTTCATCCAAGGATGAACGATCTAAATCAGCCATCAGCTTGCCCCTACGATAATAAGCCCGAATTCAGTTTCAGCGGTAATCACCAGGCTGATCGTTTTGGTATCGGTCATGGTTTCTGTTACGGTACTTGTACCCGGCACAATCCGGCTGTCATCTTCAACAATGGTGCGCAGTTTTTTACGGATCAGCGCCCGCTGTTGTTTATTCCGTTCGCCAATAAGATCAGACAATAATCCGCTTTCGCGCACCGCGTGATTAATATCCTGCGCAATCACATCCCGGTCTGTTACCAGCAAAGGCTGCCCCGCCGCGTCTGTGGCTATGTCATCGTCTTCAATCAGCAGATCAATATAAGTGCTCATATCATCCGCCGTTCTGGTATGCGTAACTTTCGAGTTGTTCAGGTGTCATTAACTGATCAACGTTAAACGTCATACCACCAAAGTAATTATTTTTAGAACTGCCCGCGCCTTTCATAATATTGGTAAAACTTTCTCTGGCTGTTGGTCCGCTCACCTGGGCTTTATTCACTGCCAGTGGTTCAATCTGTGGCAGGTCATCCTTCCATGACGATGTATCAGGAATATCCGGTTTATTAATTTTTATAGTCTGAGTTGCAGATAATTCAGAATCGCCAAAGCCGAACAGTTCTTTTGCCCATTCCCACGCCTGTCCCAGCTTTTCAAAAATCTGATCAAGAAAGGCCATTAATGCCTGGCCCCACTTAGTACTATTCAGCAGGTCTTTTAATTTTCCCCACCATCCGAAATATTCACCCAGCTTATAAATGCCGTATCCTATAGCGGCAGCAATGGCCGCAATCACTGCAACCGTTCCCCAGAAAGGCGACGTTAACGCAGTGATAATGGCTGAAACGGCCATAAAGCCCATCCGGATTAATTTCAGCGCCGTCCACAGTCCCATCATCACGCCTTTTGTAACCATCCAGATCACCAGCATTCCGGCCCAGGCCGCCCGGCCAATACCGACAACTACCGACATAAGGCCCATGGCTCCGCCCATCAGAATGATGCCCAGCGTCAGCAGCCCCACCCACTTGGTCAGGTGCGGAAACTCCTGTGTCCAGGCCATCACTACCGTCAGGCCGCTGGTCAGGCTGCCCAACACATCGTTAATGGCTGGCAGTAATGCAGAACCAAAGGCAATACGTAATCCCTCTGTGGCTGCACTGAACTGGTCCCACGGGTCCACCATGGCTTTAGCCATATCACGGGCGTTGTCCATGCCCTTAATACGCCCCAGCTTTGTTATGCTGGTATTCAGCCCGTCTGTCTGCTTCATAAGCAGGTTAATCATACTCACGGCTTCTTCACTGCCGAAGGCATCTTTCAGCTGTTTACTTTCTGCCACTTCCAGCGTGTCACCGAACCGGCCTTTCAGCTTGTTCAGAATATCCAGCATGGGCAGCATACGGCCCTGGCTGTCAGTGAAACTCATCCCCAGTTTGTCCTGGGCGTTGGCTACACCGGCCAGAAACGCTTTGTATTTTGTGCCTGCTTCGCTGCCGCTCATGGTTGACTGCAGCGTGCCCAGGATTGCAATTTGTTCAGACAGACCGATACCGGCTGCCGTCGCATTCGCACCCACAGAAGTAAATGCACCACTCATTTCAGCACCAGTGGTTTTAAACATCTGCACAGCAGCTGCAGTCTGGCCGGTCAGCTGCTCCACCCATTTTGCTTTCCCCATGGCATTGGCCTGGTCAGAGAAAATGCCGTACATGGTGCCCATGTAATTGGTGACAGTTGCGGCGTCTGCTTTGGTTCCTTTCGCCAGAATGTTGCTGGCTTCTGTGAACTTAGCCAGCTCGCCATTTCTCAGACCAGAAATAGCCGATTGAATGTCATACGATGAACGCACAAAATCTGACGCGCTTTCACCGTAAGCAACCGAGAATTTAAGCGCTGTGTTCTGCAGCGTTTTCAGTTCTTTGTCTGCAACATCCAGACTGCGGACCTCGCCCACCGCTTCCTGCATGTCATACACCGGCTGCATCAGAGTTTTTACAGCCAGAAAAGACGCACCCATACCAATGGCACCACCCCGGATAGAATCAAACCCGGCGTTAGCATTTCTTTTAATGCCGCTCAGGTTTTTATTGATCCCCTTCAGCGGCCCGCTGACCATATCGGTCATACCCACCACAAACTGAAGTTTCTCTAGGGCTGCAACGCTCATTCTTTAAATGCCTTGGCTATGCCGTTATTCACTGCGTTACTCAGGTTTTCCAGCAGATCACTGTACAGCCACACGGCCTCAGCCAGTGTCTGTTCACTGGGGCTTTCATCGTTAAAAAACAGTTTGGCCAATACCACAGCCTGCCCCAGTGAATTTTCTTTCAGCCGCTCTGCTGCACGGCTTATGCCTTTACTGTGATCTGAACTTTAGGCCGGAACTCAGTCATCAGGTGCCCGGCAATATCGGTTGCCAGCCCCTGGTCCAGCCACTTTGTCAGAGTTTCTTTGTCGTCCGGGTGAACCGTTGACATTGCAAAATTAAAACTCGGTGCAACTTTGTTGCTTTCCGTCATTGCGTTCAGACAGTTGTTATACGCCGCCAGACCCACCGTAAAATGCAGTATGTCGTCACCGATCGTCAGTTCAATTTTCTTGCCGCTTTCGTCTGCCATGTTCGTTATTCCTGTTCAGTTTATTTTCCCAGTGAGTGCTGAATACCCACCGTTACCAGGCTTATCAGTCCAGTGACTGCAAGCCCTATCAGGCTGCGCCGTACTACTCGCGCAACCTGTTCACTTGCCTGGCGTTGCTGCCGTAAAAAAGCCATGTCCTTCTGGGCTTCCAGATGGTTTTCAGTATCAAACCCCATGCGCGCTAACGCATTATTGGTGCCCTTGGTCGCTGCTTTTTCTACCAGTTGCGCCAGTTGTGCTTCCGTTAATTCGCCCATGACTTCCCCGCTAATCGCCGGATTTTGGTTTTACCTCAGCCGCCGGTAATCGCTTGCCCTGCAGGGCAGAGGCAAAATCAGAAACGGTGTCATCCGTCAGGTCATTGGTTTTTTTACCGGCCAGCTTATACAAAGCCCACACAGCGAAACGGGTCAGCAACCGTTCTACCAGTGTTGACCAGGGCAAACGCCGCACAATGGTCATCAGGGCTTCTTTGATAAGCGGCCACATAACCGCCAGTAAAATATTTGTCATACCGCTTCCCCTGTTTTTTTCGCCGTACCCCAGACCGTCATATAGGCGTTGTAATAGTCGTCTACCGTTGCCGCACCGGATTCTGTGTTCCAGTATTTTTTTGCATAGGCCGCCAGCCCCTGCAGGTCATCTGCATCAGGTAGCGGTTCCGGTACGGTGTACAGATAAACCCGCGCAATACCGGCAGCCAGAACCGTGTCCGTTACCAACCGGCTGGCCGGATAATTCACTGGTAACGCCGGGAACCGGCCAGACCGCTGCAGATATTCCAGACAAAACGCATACGTTGGCGGCTCCATCTGGAACAGGCCCAGGGCCGGGCCACCTTTCTGGCGGCAGTACATAAAGCCGCCGCTTTCGTGTGCGGAAATCATCAGCAACAGGCGGACGGCAGATTCAGAATCAGGCAGATTAAAACGGGTCAGCGCCGCTTCAATCGTGGTGCGCAGACTCAGCGCAATCTGTTGAATTGTTACAGACATAATTTCCCCTTTAAAAATCAGAACAGTTCAAATTCAGAACCCGGCACATACGGCGTGCCGTTAATCCAGACAAAATCCGGACTGGTCACGTCATACGGTAATTTCACAACAGACTTATCAGTACTGGACGGATCAATATTCAGCAGCTCACTGATACGCAATTTGCAACCGTGTGCGCGCACGTGCATCAATTCGTCACCGCGTGAACTTTCACCCGCCGCATAAGCATCAATCGGGAAGGTTTCAATATCACGCCATGAACCAGCAGCAGCGGCTGCCGCTGACAGGATCATAAAATTGGCAATATCCACTTCAATTTCACCACTGGCGGCCACATCACCGGACAACGTGCCATCCGGTACACCTTTGTTTTTTGCCGTGGTGGTGCTGTCTTCAATCATCAGACTGAATGATTCGATATGTGCCATCAGGCCCATAATGCGAATATCAAACGACTTTCCATTAATTCGGTTTGCGCTCATGCCTTAGCTCTCCAGTCGTGTCAGGTCGAGGCTGATATAAACGGTAATTTTTTTCGGACTGTTCACCGGTGCGGCCTGCATCACCACCTGAACTTCCGTGGTAGATACCCAACTGATGGCAATGTCACCGTCAGCCGGTGTCTGTACCATGCCTGCCGTTGGTTCACCGTTCAGCGTGGTGCTTTTCGCAGCATCCTGCAGCGGCTGCATAAAATAACTTTCGTGATACGCAATACTGGAATCACTGGAATTCAGCGAACGGTCCGCCACCTTGTTAATGGTCAGCAGGCGCACACGACGGGTGGCGTAATCAATGACCCGGCGGTTTTCATAAACGGAAAAATCGCCGTCACTGGCATCAAGGCTGACATGGTCCGCCCAATAGGTGCCGTCTTTGCCGTTGTACCAAAACGGTACGCTGAAGCGGGCACCGGCCAGTTCTTTAAGGTGGTCAATGGTCAAGGTGACACCGGTATTATCTTCTGGTGCATCACCCAGCGATTCCACAGCGCCGGTTTTAACCCGCATCGGGCTGTCAGCAATCGATACGCTTTCACTCATCAGGCGGCCAATGACAACGCCCAGGTTATTGCCGTGCAGTTGTGGCACCAGGTGAACGCGGTCGTATACGTCACTGCCGTTAATCGCTTTCAGTGCGGTGATATATTCAGACCAGGTCTGATCAGCAATACCGGCCACAGCTGCGTGAATCGTTGTGTACTTGCTCCATGTATTGATTGCACCGGTGCAGGCACTTTGCAGGTCAGTCAGGTCATCTGCCGTTACCGGATCAATCAGCGCAATCATTTCCGGGCTGATGTCATTAGGCTGTTCCAGCGCAAATTCAATGGCATCAAACGGATTGCTGTAAGGCGTGCCTTCAACACCATCAGCCAGAACGGAATACAGAGGTACAACCCAGGCGGTGAAATTAGGCCCGGCATTGTCGCGGGCGGCATCAATCTGGGTTTTCAGATCGCTGTCCATATCACCCAGCACATCATCCAGATCAGTGCTGGCACCGATAGAAATCAGTGTGCCCGCAATCGTATTAGTTACAGCACTGTCTGCATTCTCATCATTCAGGCCAATAAATAGCGTGGTACGCTCTACGTCATCAGTACCGCCCTGGCTGTTGTTTTCCTGGTTAATCGAAATAACGGGATAGGCCATAGTTCAGGCTCCTTTAAGCGGCACGTTTCACGTCCGTCAAAATGTCTTTAATTAATCTGTCTGATAGTTCAGTTACGTCAGCTTTTCTTAGTCCGAAGAACGGACGCGCTGGCACGGTCACCGGCCATGATTTTTCCGTCTTCGTTTTGTCCCGCAGGATTCGCAGAACCAGACCGGCCTGCCCCAGCGTCATGTTTTCAACAATCCACTTCATACTGACGCGGCGGCCTTTGCTCTGGCCTTTCTTTGCGCCGGATTTAAATTTTCCTACCGGCCTTTTAAATCCTTCCTGCAGCAGTGCTCTGGCCTGTTCCTTCGTTGCCGGGTCGTCATAATCCGGAACACCGCGTATCTTTTTCATTCCTGCTGCCGTTACCTGTTCCGTGTGCCCTTCCTGCTGTGCCCTGGCAATCTTTCCGCTCAGGCTATTCGGCCATGTCACTTTCCCGGTATTCGGGCCGACATAGGCTTCCAGTTTTCTTCCCTTTGCCACATTTTTCAGCAGCGCCTTTTTTCTGAACCGGTTGGCACGTGGTGTAAACGGTGTGCCGGTAACCGTTCTCTGTGCCTTAATATTCGCTCTGGCTTCTCTGATAACCAGCCGGGTTACCTGACGGTGAAACTGTTTCCGTTTCGCCGGTGGCATCGCCATTACCTGCAGCTGGCGCATCAGCTTCAGGTCACCTTCCATGCGTGTGGTGATCACGCTTTAATGCTCCCGGTCACTGTCGCGCTTTCCGCTACGTTCAGAACGTGATCGCCAAAGCTGTACCCTTTTCCTCTGATCACAATCGGACCGTCGCCATCCCGCGTTAAATAAATCGGGTCGCGCACTTCCAGCGTCATTTCAATATCCAGTTTCTGCCCTGTCAGTACGGTGGTCAGAATATCCGGCGCATTCAGGTCATCCCGGTTTTCCAGCGATGTTACCCACTGATGCAGCAGCACCAGTAAATTACCGCCCCGGTCTGCGTGCATGTTTTCAATCTGCAGCGCCACCTGGTAACGGTAATCTGCATAGTGCAGGCCGTTTTCATCTTCTTTGTTCGTTCCCGCTTCCAGCGTTCCCGACTCCATAAACACATCAAAACTTTTCAGTGATATTCCCAGCACCTTACGGTTCTGATAAATCAGCTCATTCAGTGCATTCAGGGTTTTCATATCAAATACACCCCGGTGGCACTCTCACCCTGAATTTCAGCAATGGCCGCTGTTGCCTGGGCCAGATAATGGTTTGCCAGTTCGTCACCAGTGCGTGCTGAGTTTTCAGCATCCGCACGGCGGCCAGTGGTTATGCTGTCGGTAATCAACTGTGCTTTTGCATCGCTGTAAACCGCCTGTTTATACAGCGCTACCACTACCGATAAATCAGCCACCTCTGCGCTATCCACGTCTGCCAGGCTGGTGATGCCGCTGGCTTCAATAAAGGTCCGGTATTTTTTTAACCGGCGGTCAGTCCGTGCGGCTGAAATAATCAGCGCATTTTTAATCATGGCGTTTGGCTGATCGTCGTCTATCGCGTACTGCTCACAGAAATCTGCCAGATTTAATACAGGCCAGAAATCCCCGTTCGGAATGTCGCTGTCATCCCGTACCAGTTGCGCTTTGGGTGCAAAGCTGTAATCACTCATAACCTGGCCTGTTTAGTTAATAGGTGGGCGGCTTACTTAACCCTGTCAGACAGGCCACTGCCTGAGCTGCCGCAGGTTAAGGGCCACCCGGTTGGTGCAGGAGTCGTTATACATTCGCCAGCGTCACACCCCGCCGGCCTGCGCTTTATTCTTTGTCAGCGTCTGCGCTATCGCTGCTGATACTGGGCAGGTCTATGCCCTGCTTTTCCAGTTCTTTAACCACCTGATTTTTTAAGGTGGTCACTTTTGCCGGGGCCTTTGCTGTGCTTAACAGATCTGCTTTGCACAGCTGTACATAAGCGCTTTCCCATTTTTCTGCGCTCACATCCATTTGGCCGGCCAGTTTGTGGTATTTCATGCGCACTACTTGTGGTACCGGCCAGTTTTCCAGCCGGTTGAAAATATCGCTGAATAACGGTTCCGGGCTGTGGTCTGTTTTTAATTGCAGCTGTGCCCACTGCAGCACGGCATCCGCCACAAAGGTGGCAATATTTTTACTGGTGAAGCGTTCCGGTAATTTCTGCCCTTCGGCTATGCACTGCAGCGCCAAACCTTCAAACTGCACCGCATTGCCGGCAGGATTGCCGGCCATCAATAAATCAAAAGACCAGATCAGCATTTCCACCAGAATGGGGTTAGCGTAAACCTCGCCCAGGTTCTGATATTCGCTGACGTGTTCCATGTACACCGGAAAACGCTCTGCTTTAAACGCCGCTTTTTCTTCCAGTGACTTACCGGATAACAGCGTTAAATCCTGTTCCAGACTCATGCACAGCGTTTCAAAGCCTTCTGCAGTGGTGGTCAGTTCTGTAACTGCGTCAACGTCTGCAGCTTCTACAGCAGCGCGGGCAGCTTCCTGTAGCTGTTGCTGGCGTACACGCTCCTGATGGCGGCGGAATGGTGTGGTCATAATGTGTTTCTCTCTGTCGTTAATCAGTCCGGTTTAATCAGCCCCGCAGGGCTGATTAATTCAGCCGGTTATCAGGCTTCTACGAATTGCACGTTGTCAGCTTTAACCGCGGCCATAGCCTTCATATCGCGGATGGCATAGGCATCATTACTGCTAATGAAATCCACCACGCGGTTACGCTGTGGTTGGTCCTGAGTCATGCGGCGAGTAGCCCCTTCCTGATAAATCAGCTGCAGGTTGGCCGGGTCAGTCACCACCACACCCATGTCCTGAAACTTGGGCACCTGAATAGCGCTCAGGCCGCCGTAACTTCCGGCCAGAGTTGTAATGCCAGCGTGTTTTTCTGTCGGTGTCTGAGCGTGTTTATTCAGCCCCTTGTTAATGTCATCAGCGACCAGTGCCGCACCCACAATGGCAACCTCGTTGCCGGTGCGGCGGTGAATAGGAATAGCCTGGTACAGGTCATACACCAGGGCATCGAGGTTGGCGTAATCACCGGCAGCACCAATACTGATGACATCAGCAGTAGCACCGCTCTGGGTCATGTAATTTTCAGAGTTACCGGCCGCCAACGTTTGCAGCCAGCCGATGTTCACGTCTTCACCGTTTGGATTCGTTGACGGATTTGTTTCAGCTTCCGCACTGATACCATGCCAGCCAACGGTCAGGCGGCTGAGTGCGATAGCTCGGTAAACATGCTGCATATAGCGTTCACGGAAGTTCGGATAGCGCGCCCACTGGTCCAGGGTTTCGTATTTAATACCCACGTCAAATTCCGTGAGTTTTACCGTCCACTCGCTGCCATCCGGTGCGCCAAGAATGGATGGTGAACGGTCTTTATCATCTGTATTTGTACGCTTCGCCAGCATGGATTCCACACCCAAATCCAGCGCCTGGCCGGTGCTGTCTGTTACTCCGGCCATGGTAATCATCTGCAGGAATGCGTCTGACTCCTGAACACGGTCATTCAGTCTGGTTTCTTTCGGAATGGTAACTTCAAACTTCTGACCTGCCGCCGCTGCTTCGCCATAAGACGCCACCATGGCTGCCAGAAGTAAATTGTATTGTTGACGTGTTTGGTTACGCATGGCGTTTCCCTTTATGAATTAAGCAGCTTTGCTTGGTTAAAATCGGTTTTAAATAAGGTCAGATCAGACGAATTCTTTTTCGCCATCAGCGCCGCCGGTATGGTCAGGTACCAGAGTGGAACCCGCCGGTGTGTTTTTCAGGGCTTCAAATTTGCTGTTCAGGTCATCCAGTTTCTGCACCAGAGCGGCCATTGAAAATTGGTTGCCTTCATCTTCCGGCGGGGTTTGTTTATCCGCTGTTTCTTCGGCTTCTTGCGGTTCTTTTTTAAGCACCTCTGCCAAGGCATTAAAAGCCTTAGTCTGCTCAGTAATCGCATCGGTCAGCGTTTTATTCTGGTCTGTCATTGCGGAAAATTGTTCTGGCGTCATATTGTCGTCTTCCTGTTCAGTTTTTGGGCCATTGCTGGTAAATCGGTGCATAAAGGATGTGAACCAGCCCGGTGGTTGCTCCTGGCTGTCGTCGTTCTCGGTGGGAAATTCCAAAGGCTTAGGCGCAGTGAACAAGGGCTTTTCACCATCCGGCAGTGCGCTGAACTTCATCATGTCGGTGCCAATGCTGGCCGGGTTATCGGTAACCGCCAGGCGGAACAAATACCATTTACCCTCAACCTGGCGCGGCCAGACACTGAACCACAGGCGCTGCCCCATGCGATTCATTTCCATCAGGCGATAATTAGCGTTTAACTTACCTTCAAGCGATAAGCGCCCGACTTTCTGCCCCAGGCGAACTTCAGTTACGTGACCGTAAGCGCCGTAAAAATCCAGCTCATGGTCTGCATCAATCACAGCGGTGTAATAATCGGTGTTGTAGTTTTCTGCCATGCCGCGTAATTGGTCTTCACCAATTTCACGACCGTCTACGGTTTCGCCCGCTGTTGCTAATGTGAACCACTGATCAATAACCGGCATTACATAACCCCGCCCTTTTTCGTTTTTAACCGTCTGGTTTTGGCTCTTTGCCTTTCGATAGCTGCAGACTAGCGATTAAAAGCGCAGTTTTTTAGCGGTAAAAATTCGCTAATTTTCTATTTCTATTTTTACAGAACACTCTAAAAATATTGCCCGCGTTTTTCTTTGTCCGGCTTTATACACTGCCCATAAATCCTGAATTCAGCAGCGAATATTTCCACAATGGCAAAGCGGTACTCAGACGACACCAAAGCGCTGGCACGCTCTTTATTTATTAAACGGGTAACGGTTCCCGATATTGCGCGTGAAACCGGTGTACCCCGGCGCACACTGTATGACTGGATTGAAAAAGACGACTGGCACAACCTGGTTAAAACAGACGACATAGACGAAGCCTATAACCGCCGCATTCTGACGATATTGAACACAAAAGAAGCGCTAACGACTGCGCAACTGAATGAGCTGGATCACCTGCACAAACTGCAGGCGCAACACAATAAAATTCAGGGCAGTATTAAAGCGGTAACTCTGCCCGGCGAACCGGACCTGATTCAGGCCACTGCGCACGAATTACAGGGCAATTTATTACTGGGTTCTGCTGAACAGGCTGGCAGCCAGCAATCATTTGGTGGGCGCAGTAAAAAGCCGAAAAAGAACGACTTCACCGGCATCAGCAAACAGAACGTTCTGGACAACCTGAAAGGCGCGTTATTCCCTTATCAGTGGTCAGAGTTTGAAAAGCTGCTGAACGATCCGGATAACGAAAAATTCCGCCGCCGCTTTTATTTAAAATCCCGGCAGATCGGCTGGACTTATTACTGCTCTGCTGAAGCCTTCGCCCTGGCATTAATTGAAGGGCGCAATAAAGCCTTTTTATCCGCCAGTAAAAACCAGTCGAGATTGTTTAAGCGCTATATCGTCGCCTTCGCCATGAAGTGGTTTAACGTAGAAGTTAAGGGCGGTGATGAGGTAACCATTCACACTGATCACGGCCCGGTGACGTTCTGGTTCCTGTCCACCAACAGCAGCACGTCACAAGGCCCGTCTGGGGATGTGTACCTTGATGAAGTGTTCTGGATTCGTGACTTTGAAAAGCTGAACAAACTGGCCGGGGCCATTGCCTCGCATAAGCACTACCGCAAAACCTACTTTTCTACGCCATCAACTAAGTCACACGACGCCTATCAGCTGTGGTCCGGGGCTGAATATCAGAAAGTGCAGGAAAAACGCCCGCATCTTCCTCCGTTTGTTATGCCGGATAAAAAACAGCTGCAATTAGGCTGTGCCGCCAATGACGGCATGTACCGCAAGGTCATCACCATTCACGACGCCATGAACGGCGGTTGTAATTTATTCAAGCTGTCGGATCTGGAAATAGAAAATATTCCGGAAGTATTCAGCCAGCTGTACGAATGCAAATTTATTGACGACCAGAACAGCGCCTTTGTGCTTAACCAGCTGTTGGGCTGTGCCGCCAATGACGACCGCTGGCACGGTTTTAAACCCGGTGCAGTGCGCCCTTATGGCAACCGGCCGGTGGCGATCGGTTACGACCCTGTCTCTTATACACATCTGACGCTGCC